GACTTTCAAAAGAAAAGAGTAAAAAGAAAATCTATTACGTTAGTGAAGAGGACTTACTAAGTCTTTTAGCCATCTTAGCAATTTGACGTTTCTTTTTTGCTCTGCGTTTCTTAGCCAATTCTAAACTAAGTTTGCTTTGCACACGTTCTTCAAACGTAACGCCTAATAGGTGATCATACTCATGCAAAAACACACGTGCTTGAATCCCTTCCATGTGTTTTTCTTTAACAACTTTGCCATCAATTTGTTGATATGATACTACACACTCTGGTTGTCTTGGAACATGCAACCAAAGATCAGGATAACTTAAACACCCTTCTAAAAATAATTCTTTTTCTCCTCTAAGTTCATCGACTTGAGGATTGATAAAAGCCATTAGTTTTTCATCTGTACCCATGATGAATATATTTTTCATTACTCCTAATTGAGGAGCCGCTAAACCTATGCCTGGATGATTAGGATTGAACATAACTTTAGTCATTGCTTTAATTAGTTCGGTTGGATCACCATCAAGTTTAAAGTCCCAATCTTCACATGGTTCCTTTAATTTAGGATCGTTTTCCGGTATAAGTGTTAAGACGAGTTCTTCCATTATGTGTTCCTTCCATACTCATCTAGTAATTCTTGACCAGTTAATTTAGTTCCAATTACTTCTTTGACTCCTGACACCAAGTACTCTCTTTCGATAGTACCGTCATTATATTCTACATCTAAAACACGTAAATCATCACCTGTTCTGTCTGGATTAGTTTCATACCACATTGTAGTAAACGAATGTGCATGTAATGCTTTAACACCCTTTGACCATTTTTCTGCTTCTATCATTTGTCTTTGTCTTTCAACGACATCATCATATTGACTCATCTTGTTCCTCTAATAAATTCATATGCACCACAACTAATTGTGCATATGCCACTGCATGTGACTTTTTAAATGTGTATCCTGTATTGCTGTCAATCCACACAGTTTTACTTATCTCTTTCCATGTCTTCCCAATAAGATTTCTTTTTGCCGGGCGAATAACAGCCAAGAACATTGCTAGTCTTGGTATACTATTAATAGGTTCTGGCATTTGTTGCATAACATCATATTGCTTGTTTAAGTGCAACAACACAGATACAAAATTTCTTTCTTTTAAACGTTCCCAGTTAGGTTCAGTCATCAGACTGATTAGATGTAGTTCATCTTTTACTGCTTTATAGATGTTAACGTTTAATAAGTCTAATTTAAAGTATCCTCGTTCATCTGCTTCTTTGTAATCTAAGTTGCACATGTCATTCACAGGGTCGTAGGGGACATCTGTGATGTATACCCCAGTAGGGTGCTTCTTCATTGGCTCTTGTTCACGCATTGCCGCAGGAATATGCTTGATTAATTTAAGTAGTTTACTTCTGTCTCCGAAGTCTATGTCAATGTCTGACTGTATACTCATTTAAGTCCTGCTTGTTTAAGTTTTTGATATGCACGTTGTACAACTATTGCTTGGTGCTCTGCGTCTTCTACAGCCTTGTGAGACGTTACTGCTTGACCATCTTTAAGAGATACGTTGCAAAGATCATATATTGTTCTTGTGTCTCTAATAGTGTAGAAAGGCCAGGGTATCGGACTTTTTAATTGCCTAAAGGCGTTTTCTGCCACAACAATATCAAAACCAGCACCATTACTCCAAACTGCTCTGCGGTTCCAACAGAATTTATAGAGTTTATCCATAGCATCTTTAAACGGGATTCTATCTCTGTCGCCCATTGCTTCATTGATTGCATCTTCACTTTGTTCTCCCCACCACCTTAGTGTATCTGGATTAATATGTCTGTCAAATTCTTCTGTTTGTGAATCTATTTCAGGACGTAATTCTAGTTTTTCTACGACTCCATTACCCATAGGATCAAAACGAACAGCACCAATTGTTAGAATAACACAATTAGGATCTGTACTCAGAGTCTCCATATCTATCATTACATCATTTGCCATTACTACTCCACACGTTATCTTCGTCTTTTATTTCTTCTATTATATCACTTCTGAGGTAATTAATCAATAGAATGGAACGTTTTTTGGGTAAATGCAATGGCATAGTAGAATGCATCAAACGAGTATTGTAAAACAAGATACTACCTTTGGGCATGTCATACTGTTCTGCGTTTTCTAAAAAGTATTCATCATGTATACCTTCATAGCAATCTTGTATATCCCAATCTTGTTGATGACTGAAAGGAATGACTCCAGTTGCTCCTGTGTCTTTGTCTAAATCATCAAGTGGAATAATAACTTGTATGCCACAGATGTCATTGTTTTCTCTTTTGTTATATTTTTCAAATCTATGCGGTGTATCGATATGAGGACCTACCCATCTACTTGGTCCATTTATTGTTACGATATCACTTGCATAAAAGGTTGCATCAGTTAAATGCTTTTTGATTTCAGGATAGATAAGTTCATGTATCTCTTTTACTTCGTCCCAATCATCTGTAAGTTGACTCCACCATACAGCAATGCCAAACAGTTTTTTACACGCCTCTGCTTCTGCATATTGCTTCTTATGTGTGGATGCTCTGACTGGGTAGAGTTCATCTTTTCTATCGTTTACACGTTGAATAAGGTCGTCTGAAATGATATCAGTTATGATATCAAAGCCACGTTCATTGTGTGATAGTTTAGATTTAGTACCGAAGATACGATCCCAATTATCTGCGTAGGTTTGTTGATCACTACCTTTTCTGCGACCAGAACCTTTTCCACCGTGCCACTGGGTCATGCGATCTTTTCTGTTGATTCATTAACTACACCATCTATATAGTTAATAGGTATTTCGTTTTTACCTGTCATAGTAAATGCAACAAATAGTCCTACTAGTACCATTGCAATTATACCAAATATTGCTTTTCCTAACATATGTTCTTCTTCAGTCATCTCCACCTCGTTTCTAGCCATGTGCGTTCTTTACTACCTGCTAGATATATTCTTTTTTGTTTATGATCTTCTTCGTTAGACCAACACCAATGTTCATTAAGTGTGTCATGTGTGTTGTCGTTGTATTGTGCTAGGCTTACGTAGTTAGATAGTTCATGTATTCTGTCATAGTCTTTTAAATCGCAACTAGGTCCCCATGTATCCCAACACCAATCACGTAATTGATTGAACTTGATAATCTTTGCTAAATCTGATTGTGCTAAAGGTCTAGGACTAAAACGTTCATACTGAGGTTTAATGACAGTAGTACACATCCATGTGAAGATATCACTCCCTTTCCATCTACCGTCTAACTTGTAAAATTTTATATCTAATCCGTCAATCATTAGTACCCTGCTTGTTTAAGTAACTCTTTTACTTCGGCAACAATTTCGATATCACGTTTAAATTTGATTGCCCACTTCTCAGGGTCGATGTATTCTAAAACCATTTTTTGTTGTATTGAATCTAACTTACTTAAGAACGTTGCACCAGACTCACTTTGATATACAACCCAAGGAGATATTCTTCCTGTTGTTATGTCATAACAAATTCTATTTGGTGCTCCATATCTAAATGCATCTTTACTTTCTATTTGATCATCTTTGCAAAGTTCGATAAGTGTTTCCATACTACGAGCAATTGCATCTAAGGCATCTTCTTGTCTTAGATACTCTATAATAAACTTAGTATAATTTTTATCACTAGTCCAACTGTCAATTCTGATTTGATTTTTAAGCAACCAATCTGCATAACGATTTACATTGATACATCTTGTGTTAACACAATAATGACCAAACTTGACAAAGGCTAAATAATAAGAACTTTTAGTAAAGTCTATGTAAGTTTTTTGTTTCTTACTGGAAGTGTTTTGAGCATAGAAATTTAACCATGCATTAAAACCAATACGATTGCCTTTAAGATTTTTATCTCCATATCTACGTTTTTGTTCGCAAATATGTTTGTCAATAGTACTTTCTTTTGCAAAAGATCGACCACAAAAGTCGCAACCAAATTTAATTGCCGAGTTCTTTTTCGTATTCTTTGATTTCATTATCTGTAACGAGTTCACTAAGTAATTCTACCTCATCAAATTTTAATTCTGGAAACTTTTCTGCTAGATACATTTTGCGTTTATGTTGTACACAAAATGCATTTGCTATTTCAGTCAAGTCTCCTGCTGTTAGTTTAGGATATATCTTTTTATAATAATCCTTTATGTCTTTGGGTTTTGCACTATCTTTTAACTTACTAACCCCTGCTTTAATATGAGGTATCCATTGATGATATTGTTTACCAATGCCCGGACTCGCCGCACATAGCATCAACCATTGTAGTTTAGGATGATGTATAACGTTTTCATTAAACAAATGTGTGTTTGCATGATAATCAACACTTTGTAAATAATACTGCGATAACTCACGTTTCCCTTTCACTACACTTATCCAATGTAACATCATAAACGGAACAAACTTTCGTTGTTGTTCTGGAGTTAGTCTGTCATAATAACCATAATCTTTTTTATCGATTGCCGCTATTGCTTCAAATAGATTAAAGTCTTGTTTCTCAAACTTTTCATCAGTTGGAACTTTAGTTCTAGCCAATTGAATCTCCTAACCATAGCCCAATTAAAATACCAAACCCTAATACAAACCAGTCAAAAATAAAATGCATTACAAATGCTAGTGTGACTATCTCTTTCCAGTGTACTTTACATACTGTAGTTAGGTTTCTAAAATACTTGAGCATAATCTACAACTTCACAATTTCTACTAATTTCTTTAACAAAATAAATGCATCTTGGCTTTGGACCATCGTCTAAAGGCACACATAAAAACTGACCATTACGCAGTCTTGGTGCATACCAAGTTACATCTGAATAAATGTCAACAATCTCTATTGGGAGAAAGTTAGGTGCAAACGATGACAAAGGATTAAATGAGAATACTGAAAATCCCCTATCATTTAAAGACGAGAGTGGAAGTGTTTCTAAGTCTCCACCTTCTTCATCACCGATCAACACTTGCCAATCAACTGGCATCTTAATCTGCTTGTCACCAACTTGCAACACAACTGCTGGAGCATTGAATGACTCTAAAAAGATTAAAGGTATATAATAGTAATCTACGAATGTGGGCGTAGAGTTATCTAAAATAGCAAATCGAAGGTCATCGATTTCTTCTGGTAATGTTTCTAAATTGTAGTACTTGTCTTCTAAAGTTAATATTCTCATGTTGTTATTATACTGCTCCTTGCAGTTTTATTCAAGTTAATCGGGGAAATCATTTGTATTTTAATTTTTCTACGACAAAAGGATAATTTGCTTCTCTGTAGAAATGTTTACGTTGGGTTAAATGTCTCTTTGCGAAACGACAGGAACTTGTTATGTCCCAGATTTGAACAAAGTCTTTATCTTCTGCTTTACGAATGCCACGCCCGATAGACTGTATGACACGAACAAAACTCTTGCCTGGTTCAATGAGTACAAGATTAAAAATCCTAGGAATATTGATACCAGTAGAAGCCACGCCATAAGTAGCAACAATGATTTTATTATCACTAATGGCAATGTCATCATATTCTTCTTTGCGGTCAACAACTTTCATTCCTCCTGATACAAATACTGCATCATCTAATCGTTCTACAAGTGCATGTCCTGCATTGATACGATCAACTAGAATCAAAGTATTACCTGATTGTTGTATCGAATCAATTAGACTAGCCATCTTGTCTAACCGTTTATCATCACTGAGTAAATGCTTTAGTTCACTTTGATAGTTACTGAACTCTTGTTCATCTTGTAACTGTACCACGTTAACATGACACTTAGCAAGTACCCCTTTGTCTTGCAATTCTTTTGCAGACAGTTTATTAATTACAGGACCCAAACTTACCTGTAAAGCAATTGATTCATACTTTGCTTTAGGTACGGTTCCTGTTAGTCCCCATCGAATAGGAACGTGAGACATTACACCAGTTAAAAGTTGTTTTAATGCATCTGCTTTAGCCATGTGTACTTCATCTACAATGACACAGACTACGCCTTCGAT